CATTTAAGGCGGCCGCGAAGACGGCGAAGAAAAAGAAGAAAAAGTAATGGCCGAAATTTACAGTCGCGAACCCGGTTATCGCGAACAGATAGAAATGGCCCTAGAGGGTCTCTTAGGTGGTGGCAGGCAGGGCGCTCGACGCGCGCGAAACGTCACCGGCCTACTGGACTATGTGCCGTTTGTCGGCGGTGGTCTGGGCGCCTCTGACGCGCGCGACGCCTTCAATCAGGGCAACTATCTCGAAGGCGGTCTGCTCACTGGCGCCACTGTATTGGGAGGCGTTCCGGTTATCGGCCCAGCGCTTGCAAAAGGCGCAAAGGCCGGCGGGCGCCGGCTGTTATATGACGCGCCTTATTCGAACTACAAAATCGACCCGGACCTGCCTGGTTTGCTCGCACAACAAACCAAGGTAGTTCCTACGGATAAGTATGTGCCGGAGCAAACGATCTCGCCGGAAAGCCTCTCGTCGGACGGTTATTTGCTCAATCTTGTCGGCGACCGCACAAATGTCGGCGAAATAACAAGGCTAGGTGGTCGGGATCTTGACCAGCCAATTACCCTAGACGGTGGCATGGGCTATATGCGCGGCAAAGGTACCGGCGCGTGGGCATCTGAAGGTAACACCTTAAAACCTCTTGCCCTCAAAACGCGAGCCGCAGATGGGCGCCCCGTCTATGGCACATATGTCGCAATGAGTGGCACCGGATCCGATTTCGCGAACATGACCCGCGAGGTCGCATTGCGGGACTTTGATCCTTCCGATCTACCAAAAAAAGACATCAAAGATTTCGACAAGCGCTTCAAAGCGGCCAAAGCCTACGATTACGACAAGGTACGATCCGATTTCCCCGGCATTGCTTCGCCTAAGTTGGATGAGTGGTTGGACAAAACAGGCACCCGTCGCGCGGCTTTGTTCGATTTCATGGACAAGGCGGAATGGCGCAAGAAGGGTTTTCCAAACGTAACTGAAGCGCGTTTTGTCATCCAAGACCCTACACTTAGAGACTTACCAGCGGGCAACGAGGTGTTTGGTGGTCAGTCAATTTCGCTGATTGATGAAGCTGGAACGACACGCCCAACGTCTGGCTTGCTGATGCCGCACGGCACATACGACACGGATTTAGCCGGCGACTATTTGGGCGGGTTTGAAATGGGGATACCGCGCAGCGTTCTATTCCCAGAGTTTATTGCAGCGAGACGAGCGTCTGGAGCGGAGCCTCGTTACGATAACCGCGCATTTTCCTTCACGCCTTTATTGCAGCCAACTAACCAAGAGTGGCTCGACGGCGTGATGAAATATCTAGAGGCTAATCGAGCGCAATGAACGGGGTGGGGGTCATGAAGTTATCCTTCGTGACCTGATGTTTTGCAAACACCTGTTCTTGTATTGCCAGCAACTCGTTTTGCTTATCGGACGGTAAGTCCTCAAACAAAGACACACCACAATCGGCCAGCATTTTAGTGCCGACTGTTTCAAGTTCGTTATATGCGGCGAGTTCATTCGACATGGTCGCATTTTACACGTCATAGGTTCCGCGAAAAAGCGAATAATATGGACAAAATTGAATTTCAATCCCTCGTCCGCAGCGAGATCGAGTCGGCCGTAAACTACGACGACACGGAGTTTGCGAGCGACCGCATCGAAGCGATGTCGATGTATCTCGGCGAGCCACTTGGCAACGAGGTAGAGGGCCGCAGCCAAGTGGTGCAGACCGAGGTGTCGGACATGATCGAAATGATCATGCCGCAGATCGTGAAGATCTTTGCGACGACCGACGACTTCGTGCGCTTTGAGCCGCGCGGGCCGGAGGATGTGCAGGCCGCCGCCCAGGCGACGGACTATGTCAACTTCATACTCAACGCCGACAACGACGGCTTTTCGATCCTGCACAACTTCTTCAAGGACGCGCTGCTCTTCAAGGCCGGCATCGTTAAGCATTACTGGGACGAGACGGAAAACGTCATCGAGGACGAGTACGAGGGTCTGACCGATGACGAACTGACCGCGCTGGTCATGGACGACGACATCGAAATCGTTGAGCAGGACGCGCGTGAGTTTGGCGAGCCGCAAATGATGCCGGACGGCACCATGCTCCCGCCGCCGCTTGTCTACGACGTCAGGGTCCGCCGCACGGAGATGGACGGCCGCGTCAAAATTGAGAACGTGCCGCCAGAAGAGTTTCTGTTCAGCCAGCGCGCCAAGAGCCTAGACGACTGCCGCTTCGTCGCGCACCGCACGCAGATGACCGCGTCGGAATTGATCCAGATGGGCTACGACCGTGAACTGGTTGAGGCCAACGCCGGCTACACGGAAGTGGACACGCTGGACGAGAAGCAGGCCCGCTTCGATGACCTGGAAAGCCAAGCGCAGCCCGGCACGAACGACGTCAGCCAACAGGACGTACTGGTCACCGAAGTTTACATCAAGGTGGACTACAACGACGACGGCACCAGCCAGATCCGCCGCGTCGTGTGCCTGGGAACGGGCTACGAGATCGTGGAAGACGAGCCGTTCTACATGTTCCCGTTCTCGGTCATCAGCCCGATCCTGATGCCGCACCGGATGATCGGCCGCGGCGTCGCCGAGCTTCTGCAAGACCTTCAGATCAGCAAGACCGCAATCCTGCGCCAGCTACTGGACAACATTTACCTGATGAACAACGCGCGCGTGGGCGCCGTCGAGGGTCAGGTAAATATGGACGACCTGATTTCGAACAGGCCGGGCGGGATCGTGCGCATGCGGGCGCCGGGCATGGTGCAGCCGATTACGCCGCCGTCCGTCGCAGACGCCGCGTTCCCGCTTCTCAGCTACATGGACAACGTGCGCGAGATGCGGACAGGTATGTCCAAGGCCAGCATGGGTCTGGACGCCGACGCGCTGCAAAGCAGCACCGCCGCCGCGGTCAACGCGACGGTCAGCGCCGCACAGGCGAAGGTCGAAATGATTGCGCGCGTGTTCGCCGAAACCGGCGTGAAGCGCCTGATGAAATGCATTCTGCAACTGGTGCAGAAGCATCAGCAGCAGCCGCGCATCATCCGCCTGCGCAACACGTTCGTGCCGATGGATCCGCAGGCGTGGGAGAACGAGTTCGATATTTCGATCAACGTCGGCTTGGGCAAGGGCGACACGGCGCAGCGCCAGGCAATGCTCGCGCAGGTCGCCGCGAAGCAGGAAGAGATCCTCACAAAGATGGGCATCGACAACCCGCTTTGCACGCTGGGGCAGTACCGGGCGACGCTCGCGAAGATGCTTGACGCAAGCGGCTTCAAGGGCGCCGACGAGTTCTTCTTGGATCCAGACAACCTGCCGCCGCAGATCGCGCAGAAGGTCGCCGAGAAGATGCAGATGGCGCAGAACCAGCAAAACCCGATGGCGCAGATTGAGGCAGAGAAGGTCAAGATTGAACGCGAGAAGGCGCAAGCGGAACTGGCGCTCAAACGCGAAGAGATGATGGCCGAGCTTAACTTGAAGCGTGAAATGCAGATGGAAGAGATGCGGATAAAGTTCGAACTGCGTCAGCAAGAGATGGCCTACGAGGCCCAGCTTCGCGGCATTGAGGCCGCAAGCGGCACCGATATCTCAACCAACATACCGCGCGCCTGATGGATAACGAGGGGCGCCTACGCGAGGAACTGGCGCGCGGCGCGAAGGCCGATGACCTGTTGCGCAACCCGATATTCCAAGAGGCGTTTGACATCATGCGCTCGCGCTACGCGACTGCGTGGGCCGATACGCCGCCTGACGATGCTGCGGAGCGCGAGCGACTCTACGTCGCCGTCAACGTACTTGAAGATATTTACGATCAGATCGTGGGCGTAATGCAGACCGGCGAAATGGCCGGCCACGAACTAGATTCTGGTGTGAAAGGGACGCCGGTTCACTGATCACGCGGAAGCGTGATGACCAAGCCCGCTAGGGCAGTCTCACAAACCCAAGGAAAATTATTATGTCGGAAGCAAACCCGGAAGGGACTTCCCCGCTATCGCAGAATGCTGCGGTAGATCTTCTTCTTTCACAGTCGGCCCCTGTCGAGGAACAGCCTGATGTGAGCGAAGAGCCAGAAGCGGTTGAAGAGCAGGAAGAAGTAACTGCATCGGAAGAGCCGCTCGAAGCCGAAGCCGAAGAGGCAGAGGAAGAAGCCGAAGCGGATTACGACGAGGCGGAGGAAGTCGAATACGACGAACCCGAAGCCGAAGACGAAACCGAAGAGGCGCCCGCCGAGCCAACGTATAGAGTTCGGGTTGGTGACGAAGAGGTCGATGTACCTGTTTCGGAACTAACAAACTCGTACATGCGGCAAAGCGATTACACGCGGAAGACCCAGCAAGTCGCCGAGCAGCGTAAGGCTGCGGAGGCGGAACTGGCCGAAGCGTCAGCGCAGCGGCAACGCTACGCAGAGCAACTTGCAACAGTAGAGCAGGCGCTCAGTCAATCGGAGCCGACCCAGGAATACTGGGATCAACTGTATCAGTCCGACCCGCTTGAATACACGCGGCAGCGCGACCTGATGCGCGAGCGCAAAGATGCGCTTGAGCAGGTTCAGGTCGAGCAGCAGCGAGTTCAGCAGGAACACATGGCCCAGCTTCAAGCCGCCGCGCAGACGCGCCTGGTGGAAGAGCAGGAGCGCATGAAGGAACTGATACCGGAGTGGCTCGACCCGGAAGTAGCGCAGCGTGAAAAGACGCAGGTCGTCACCTACGCGCAACGGGTTGGGTATTCGGAAGAAGAACTTGCGAACGTTTCAGACGCGCGCGCGGTTGCGGTCATCAGGAAGGCGATGATGTACGACGAACTGATGAGCAAAAAGCCGGCGGCGCAGAAGAAAACGCAAAAGGCTCCGAAGATGACCAAGGGCGGTCAGCCGAAAAGCAAGGCTCAAATCTCAGCCCGGCGAAAGCAATCTGCTCTCGCTAACATTAGTAAGTCCAAGGGGCGTGCCTCGATGGACGCCGCCGTGGACTACCTTCTCACAAAATAGGAGGCCAGCATGGCTACTTATCTTACCAGTAACGCCGTGGGAGAACGCGAGGATCTCAGCAATGTGATCAGCCGCATTAACTAAGGTCGGTGCGGTAAAAACTGGGTGAACTGCGGGAACCCTACGTCGAAAGATACGGCAATCCGCAGCCAAGCCGGCGGTACACCGCCGGAAGGTTCAGAGACTACCTGAGAGGTTCAGTCCTCTTAATAACAGGCTAGAGCGCCCAGCGCCGGTAACGGCGATGAGATAGTCCAATCCCATCCGAAAGGGTGGACGGGGATGCGACCCCGACGAAACTCCGATCTTCTCGAATGCGAAGAAGGAGACGACCAAAGGAATTTTTCACGAATTCCAGGTGCAGGAACTGACCGCAGCTTCGGACACGAACTACGTCAATGAAGGCGCGGACTTTTCCTACGTCAACCCGACCGCAACCACGCGGCTGGGGAACTACCATCAGATCAGCGTTCAGGCTGCGTCGGTGTCAAACACGCTCGACGTTGTCGATAAAGCGGGTTATTTCGGCCCCGCCATCCAGTAATGGGTGGTTGTAACTGGGTGAATTGCTGGAACCCCCTAACGTGAAAGACGAGGGCAATCAGCAGCCAAGCCTCGAAAGAGGAAGGTTCAGAGGCCATTCCGAAAGGAAGTAGGGGGCAAGCGACCCCGAAGCGCCCAGCCCCCGAAAGGGGTGAAGATATGGTCCCCTCCCATGTGAGAGCATGGGCTGCATATGCAGGATCAGAGATTAGCGCCTCTGATCAAAGATTAAGCGAGATCGTGAAACGGCGTATGTGAAAGTGCTGAAAGGCATCGAACAGCGCCGCGACATCGAAAAGGCACTCTTCAAGAACGAAGCGCGTTCTGCTTCCGATCCCCGGAAGGCGGGCAAGTTTCTTTCGTGGATCACCAACACGGTGGTCGAGGGTGCGACAACCACGCCGACCGGTGACGGCACTGACGTCTCCGATATGGCTGGCACCAACGCCGCTCTGTCGCTCGCCAAGATCGACAGCGCGATGAAGGCTGCCTACGACGACGGCGGACAGCCCGACATGCTTGTCGTGTCGCCCGCCAACAAGGTTGCGTTCTCCGATCTGTCATCCGGCAGCGCGGTGACCAACCAGTTGCACATGACGGCGAATGCGCCGACCGATGCCATCATCATCGGGTCGGTGTCGATGTACCTTACGGATCAAATTCACTAAGCCGAGGTCCGTGTAAAACCGCGTGAATTGCTGGAAGCCTAAACCGCAAGGCAGGGTAATCAGCAGGCAAGCCAAGCAGGAATGCTTGGAAGCTCCAGAGACTAGGTCAAACAGTCCAGACCGGACGATGAAGGCCCACGAGCGCGCGGCACCTGCAAAGGTGATGATATAGTCCGCCACCCAGTGAAAGCTGGGAGCGAGGATAAAGAGCCTCGTAAAGAACTGAAAGTTCGGCACCCTCAACGTCGTCATTGACCGTCAGGCAGCTAACACGGAAGTGCTGCTGCTCGACAGCGACTACTACAGCATCGGCCACCTCCCTGGCCGCATGTTCTCGGTAAGTGATGTTGCCCCTGTGGGCGACGCCACCCGCTTCGGAATTGTTTCGGAGTGGACGCTGATCGTCAAAGCGCCGAAGGCCCACGCGGCCGTGGTTGACCTCTCCACGTCGTAAGACGCGAGAACAACCGA